GGCATATACACCTGAATCATCAAAAACTTCTAAGTTAAACGTTGGAAGTTTATTGAAGAAATCTGTATTGTGCAAATCCATCAAAGTTTTTTCTTTTTCTTTGATAGATTTCCAGTGAGATACTCCGCAGCTGTCAGCCCAAAAACCGAAGAAGTCTGCGATAACGCCGTCCATGTCTAAATAAATGTTTGCCATTAAGCAGTCTCCTTCTTTACCCAAGTTTCAAAGTTTACACCGGACCAAACATAACCCTGTTCCTTTTTATAAACTTCATACGCTTGAATAACGCTAAGTATTTCGTTTTTGATTTGCATTGGCCCGTCGCCATCAAACCATTCAATCAACTGATCTAAGGTTACACCATAAAATTCAGCACGTTTATTCAAAATTGTCATTGCACCTTTTATTCTCATTTCTTTGCCCTCCATGCTTCAATAACTGCATTATAAGATGAAGGATTAAGCTGCTCCCATACATCCAATGGTGCGATACCAGATTGGCGCATTTCGCGGTATGATTTAGGAGTAAGACCAGAGTTGATCAAAAACTTTTTGAATTTTGCCTTAGTGAAAGGGCCTCCGGTGTACTTAAACCGAGCAACAATCTCACCATCATAGCGGAGATATTCTGAGTCGTTTGAGAAGAGTTCTTTGTAAAACATATTTAGTTCCTTTTCCATTTTATAGATCTATTATACACCATTTCTTTTGAAAAGTAAACCATTAAATGCACTTTTTTTCACTTTTTTTCACTTTTTTTTCTATCCAAAGAGCTTTCTTGTATTGTACTCAGAAATTGTATCTTGTAAAAGCTTGATGTGGTTATCTCGGTGTTCTTTGAAAACAAGAGGTGCTTCATAATCCACATCCATAATAACTACTGTGTTTACAATTGGCATTCCTGTCCGCTCTTCCCACATGACAGCGTACCCTGCCATTTGAGCAAAGTAATTGGATATATTTTCTTTTTTCTTAATTCTTTTGGATGTTTTGAAATCTATAATGGAGGGTACACCATCAAATTCTGCCACACAGTCTACTCGACCCGCTACTCCAAGATATTTGCTATATAAAGGAACTTCAAGTCCAAATATTGTACCAATTCTTTGATCAAGAATTGGTCTAAGATTTTTTAAGCTGCTTTGAATATGTGGTAAAAATTCGCTAGTATCTTCGTTTTTTAAGTACTTTTCGACAATACTATGTACAGAAGTACCGCGACTAGAAGCTCTAAAGCTAATGCTATTAGCGGCCTCTTCTCCCACTCTTGCTCGCCATGCCCTAATAGAATCCTCAGAAAGGATTGAAAGTACCGTCGTAATAGAAGGATATTTTGCTCCATCGGGGGCGGTGTAGGTTCGCCCCTTCTGAGTTGTGTCAGCCTCTAGGTCATGATACCCTAGATCGACTGGGTTGTGTATGAACATATTTTTCACTTCCGCATTTTTTAATTTTAGGCAATTTTCCTTCAATCACCTGAGATTTGTGTCTACCTTTTTTCTTATTCCTGGCATCGAATCTGGTAAACTTTGCCATGTTACTTACCTCAACTATACTTATTTGGAAATATTAGTGCTCGGTCTCTACGGCCCATTTTTTTCCCACGGTCGGGTCTTTTTGCTGATGGGCCTTTTAGTGACCTATTTGCGCGTATTTCATCTAGCCATTCAAAGTTTTTTTTTGATTGTCAGGCTCGATAAACAGTTCAGCATCACGCCAAACCTGGTTAACTCGTCTTGTCCAACCTTTACCAAAGGTTTCAAAATGAGATAAACTTTTTAAGAAATTCATACGCTTTGTTAGCAAGCGATCAACCAATTCAAGCGCACCATGCTCTTCTACAAAAGCATCAACTGCAGCAATAGTCATTGGACCAATGCCGCCATCAACAGTTGTTTCTACCACTTCTTGTAAGTGGCGTGCAGCTCTACCACCGCCGCTATTTACAGCATAGTCAAACACTGCATAGTCAACACCGACCGGTAAGTCATTGCCTCGAACAAGATTCCAATAGTTGGTGCGATATAATTCTTTTACATCTTCAACTGTTAAAGTCTTCATTTCTTCTTTACTAACATCCCTACCAACAAAATCTTCATAGACTTTTTTGGTAACTCCTAAATTTGTTGCGCCGCCTGGATCTTTCGGATGGTCAACATAACCACCTTCATGACTTAAAACTTGTTTAAGCGCGCGTTCCCAACTTTCTGCTGCCATGTTTGTCTCCTAATAACCTAGCATTTCTTTTGTCATAATATAGTCTCGAACAAAATCTGATCTTACGATATCGTCCCAGCCAAAATTTACGACAGTAAAATTATTTAATCTTTCTACAATGTTAAGGAATTGAAGAATACCATCCTTCTCATCCTGATACTTAAAATCTGTCTGGCGATAGTCACCAGAAAATATAATTCTGCAGTTATTACCAACACGAGTTATAATAGAATCAAGTTCATGAAAGTTCATGTTTTGCATTTCATCTACAATAATAACTGCATTGTCATACGTAATACCGCGAATAAATGATGTAGATTCAAATTCAACAAGTTTACTATTAATTAACTTGTTATATCCGGCTAAATCGCCAAGAACTTCAGAAAAAATAGCTCTATACGGTGCTGAAAAAACATCCTTTTTTTCATCGGCTGAGCCTGGTAAAAATCCCATTTCTCTTACAGGCACAACAGATCTTACTATAACAAGCTTTTGGTATTCTTTTTCAAGAACAGCCTCTAGCCCTAAATAACATGCTATAAAGGTTTTACCTGTTCCGGCACTGCCAGCTAAAACTAAGTTATCACCATCATCCCAAGAAGCAAAAGCTTCTTCTTGGTTTTTTGTGATTGGATCAAATTCATATAAATCACTTACGCGTACAGTAGCTCCACTGTTGCTACCTCTGCCTTCTCTTGGTTTCATTATTGCCTCAATATGTTTTTACGTTTGTGCCAGAGCCGTTATTGTCTTTAATATTTTTTAGATGCTGTCTCCAATCTTCACTTGTTCTAGCAAGCGTTTCTTTAGCTTGACTCACAGTTCCTGGAGGTGATGTAATCCTTTGTTCTAAGTGTGGATTATTTTTACTAAATGCATCCTTCTCAGCAATTTTCATACTATGTGTTTCCATTTCACCTGTTTCGGTGTTATAGAATGAGTAATTAGGCATAATAACTCCAAATTATTATATATAAGTGTTAGCTTTCTTGACTTTGTAATTGGCCATAAGTATCTTTCCAGCTTGTGACCATAATAGACTGAGAACCAGGGCGATTCTTAATAGCTTGAGCCAATGGAAAATCATTCCCACCGGCTTCCATCTTATCGCCATAGAACGTAATAGGACCATTCATGAATCCAGCGATTTGAGCCTTATCATCGCAGTTTCTCATAATATCTATACCTGTGGCACCTGCGACCTGAGCTCTAACTCCCAAATGCCGGAACTGTTGATTGAAAAGCTCCGCGATTGTTTCACGTTCTTTATTTACTTCATCAAACTCTTCATATGCTTTTCTTTGTTCCATATTGGCGCCACGACCAACAACAGAGAAGTTAGTCATACCAGTTCTATGTTCAATATGTTGTCCAGTGCGCTCAGGGAACTGTGATGAATAGATATACGGCTCAAGGAACTCGATGCACACGGTGGGCAGTGTCCAATCTGACTCTCTTATAATCTCTCCCTTGTGAACTATCTGATTGCCAGCACAGCAATATACTTCTTTACATGCATGCAAGATTTCTTCAGGAACTTGCTCAGCTGTTTTAGGATAGTCTGAGCCAGTTGCAAGGTAAACCTTTTTGTCTTTCATCCACTCAATAAAGAATGAAGCAAACCCTTCATCCATACTTTGACGGCTAGGGGTAAGTGTGCCGTCTACATCAAAGATATAATTCACGCGCAAATCCTTTCAAACCATGATGGCTGGTCACGTTTAGTCCATACCATATTGAATCTTTCTTGTTTAGTTTGATAGAATGCTTGATAAGCTTTGACAGGATCGCCAAGAGCAATACATTCAGGATTAGATTTCATAGCAAGCTTGAATTCGGTTAGATTGCCATACGGAATATTCAAAGGTAGTGTTGATAAAATATCACGTAACTCACGATCAGTCTTATGTATCTTACCATAGCGATATGTATATTCGTCGCAAAGAGCAGTAAAGTGAGCGTAGTGCCACTTGTAATTTTCTGAGCTTTCCATTGTCCATACAGTACAAGGATGACCCATATGTACAGCTTTGTAAAGCATGGATTCAAAATGATTGTTGCCAAGCTTCCAGTATTTAACCATAGTCTTACCAGATTTTGATGGCCTACGTTCTTGGACGCCATCAAGCATACGATGAGCCGTTGATAACATTTGGCCAGATTCAACAATCATTTTAGGTACGTGTTTGTCACACTGCTGTTGAGCAGCAACTACCGGATCGGTGTCAAGGATGAATAGATTCATAATAAAACTCCCATAATCATAGTATTATTATACCAAATTATGGGAGCTTTGTAAACCATTTTATGCTGATAGTGCCTCCTGAAGGTGTGCCTTTAGATATTCTTTCTTTTGTGATACTTTTTTCAGTAAATCGTTTTTTCCTTTTTTACGAAGTTTATGTTCATATTCTTCAAGATTTTTAATGTCTTTTCTTAAACGTTCAAACTGAATAATAGGCATCTTTACTCCTTAAAGTAAAAATGCACCGTCCCTCCAGAAAACCGGAAGAATGATGCATTTGATTTGAGGTTGGCAACACGGATTTAATTCTGTTCAGGCGTACATAATCCTGGAAATGCCTCATCTATAACTGCACGGCTAATGCCGTTAATAGGTTCTTTGTTAATCATGCTAATAACTAACTCCGCGTCTAATGGGTGAACTCCTTCAAGAATTTCAATGAATATTCTTTCCCGCTTAGCCTTCATCATGTCAGGACCACCAACAACAAAATAGCCAAATTTCTTATTTTCTCTAAGAAGATTTGACGGTGCTGCATGTGCTGGTGCTGGACGATATGGAGGTTTTCCTGCTGGAAGATTCCATCTAATCTTTTGGTCGTATGTTCCTCTTAAAATGTCTCTAAGAGCCGGTGAATTATTTTCTTGTAAAACTTGTATTTTTTCTGCCTTCGTACGTTTTTTTGAAGCAGAATCAATAATCTCATGAATCATCAAATTCATAATCTAAATAAACTCCTCTACAGATTCTAGAAGAAGTTTAAGCTTCTTCTCAACTAAATAAGGAAACACTTTACCTTTGTTTTTCCAAGGATCCTGTTCCTTAAATGTATTTATAATTTTTTCGACTACAGGCTTAGGTGTTTCTTTAAGATCAATTAGCTGTTTATTGCGGCAGTAATTACGATACCATGAAGCTGCATATAACAACTCACCGTCTTCAATGTCAGCCATAATGGCTTCTTTCTTTTTCTTAGTTAATGGAGTTTGTCTACGGCCTTCAACAAAACAATCGTCATCCGAAAGAACATTAGGTACACCATCTGAACCATCGCCAGATAAGATCAAATTCATAAGCTGATAACGTGGATTTTCTTCAACAATAAACTTTTTAGTCATAGGAGAATATTGTTTAACATTAGACAAGGTTTGTAATTGAGCAAAATCCTTATCAGCAGAAATAATCATTACTGGTTCATATTCACCAAATTCTTGAGTGTTATACGCAATGTGTGCGATAGCATCATCGGCTTCACATTCCCATACATGAACTACTTTATATGGAAAATTTTCTTTAATTTCTTCACGTACATTATTGATAATACGAAAGATTTCATTCCAATCTAAGCTAGATTCTTCACGACCTTCACGGCGCTTGTACTTATATTGAGGAAATACGTCTTTGCGCCAGTTGGCACCACCATCAGCAACAATAACAACTTCGCCATATTCTTTATGGAAGCGTTTACGATACATACGTATAGAATTAAGAATCATATGACGAATTAAGTTTTCGTCAATGTCTAATTTTTGAGTAATGATGTTGCCAATAGCAATGGCGTTGTAGTCAATAAGAATCATAATTTAAGCCTTTTTCCATTTTATAGATTTATTATACCACAGTTTTCTTAAAAAGTAAACCATTAAAATGATTCTTTTGGTCTATAAAATGAAATAAGTGAATATCGAGGGCCTTCTCCAGTTCCCATAATCGTTCCATGAAACAGCTTACCGTTATAAACGTATAAGCTATTGTACTCACAAGTCAGAGTATGATAATGTTCATAATCATCGCCTGACCAATGATTTTGCCATGATGAAATTTTATTTGTGTTTAGCTTTTGGTCAGGAGTTCCATCATAATCTCTACTATCATAAAATCCTTTGTATGTGTAAAGCCCGGTTCCTTCGGTCCATTTACACAACCAAAGATTAAACACCATATCGTGATCTGTATGAGGGTGCCAAGAGCCTTCCCAGCATTTGGTATCTTTGTCTACTACATTTGATGAAGTAATGAATGAGGCAGGATTATATTGATCTCCTGTTATAGCTTCTCCTATAGCAGCATAAGCCTTTACAAGAGGTGCAACATCAATTGGTGTGAAGTTTTGCCTTCCACCTGGCGTGTATGTGTAATTTGGTGGAATAAGCACTGGCCAGTTTTGCAAGTATTCAATAGCCTTTTCAGGATGTTTGAATACGTTTTTAATTTTCCAATAAAATTGGCCATGTACTTCATGCTCTTCAAGCTCTGGATTTTCATTTATTTGTAAAGCAAAATCAACGCTGTTTCGAGTAACATACTTAAAGCTTGACATGTTTTGCATGTATTTTACATCCTATAAATTCATTATAATATTCATCGGAAAATAAGACATCTCTATCAAATTGTTCCTTTGCTTCAAAGTAAGACATTTCACCTTTAGTCTTACATAGTCTTAAGATTTCTCTTTTGAAACCGTCAATACCTTGTTCTTCGACGAGGTTCTGAACTGTAACGGAGCTTCCGCAGTAGGTTCTCCAATCAGACTCAACACGAGTCTTGACCCTCCTTTTACGGGTTTTCGTGATAGGCAAAGTCTTGGGTTTCCAGAAATTCTTTTTGCCAATGTATTTTTTACCTGTATCTACTTCTGTAATTAAATAGACAAACCCTTGATATTCTTCAGGCGTTTCATCGAATGTTTTGTTTTTATATAACCACATGAGTTATATATCATGGATAATAAACTAACTCAAAAGTTCCATCTAAATGTTCAACAATTGCGGTACAATTTTTTTTCCAATCGCCGCAATTCATATAAGAATCTTCCATTTTAGGGAAATGCGTATGTCCACATATAACGGCATCGTATTTCCCTTTAATGTGCTTTTTAATTAGTTTTTCCGTCATTGATGTTCGAGCAACTCTTTTAATCGTTGAACTTGACTCTTCAGAAACTTCTGCCCAATCAGTAAATTTTCCTAAAAAATTAATAAACCAAGTTGGAATATATCTTATCCAATCCCACCTATCACCGTGCACAACAAAAATATTTTTTCCACTGACGCTTGTATAAGTGCAAGAATCTACAATGTGAAGGTTACCAAAGCTAAAATCATATTTGAAAAAAGGCCTGACAAACTCGTCATGATTGCCTGCTATATAAGTAACAGTGGACTTTTCTGAAATTTTTAATATTCTTCGAATGATCTCAGTCTGGTCAATAGACCAAAAGTGATTTCTTTGTAAAGCCCAGCCATCAATTATATCACCGACTAAGTATAAATTTTCTGTTTCAAAAGACTTCAAAAATTTTAATAGCCGTTTGGCCTTACAGCCTTTTGTCCCTAAGTGCACGTCTGATATAAAAACAGCTTTGTATTTATTCATCGTCTTCTTCATACCCGAAATCTATTTCACGATGAGGCTCTGCTGCAGACCTACGACCACACATTGGACAAAATTCAGGAGCATCTTGCGATGTTATGTAGGTTACTGCTTCACACTCTTCGCATTCGATCCTAAAATCCATCATGCAGCCTCCTCTATAGAGGTCCAGCCCCAGTCTCCTTCCATACCATTAACTGAATATTCAGTTACACGCTTTTCAAAAAAGTTATCATGCGATGCGCCATTAAGCACCCAATCAAGCCAAGGCAGTGGATTTTCTTTTTGCTTAAATACGGGTTTCATCCCCAATTGTAACAACCTACGATCAGCAATATGACGAATGTATTTTTGTACGTCTTCTTTAGATAGGTTTTGAATTTCAGAAGAACCATTATAAGCAAGTTTAATAAACTTATCTTCTAATTTTACGGCTTGTTCTGCCATTTTATAAATCTTAGATTTAAGTTCATCATTTACAACCCGCGGATGTTCATCACAAAACTCTCTAAACAGCTTTGAATTTCCTTGAACATGCATAGTTTCATCGCGAATTGACCATTCAACAATAGTACCCATACCTTTCATTCTTCCAAAGCGCTGGAAGTTAAGTAACATAACGAATGATGCAAACAGTGACATGCCTTCATTAAACACTGATTGCGCTAAAGCTAACGCAATGCCTGTCTGTGTTTTTGGATCGCCTTGTGACATAAACTCAATCTTATCTGCCATTTCTTTATATTCAAGAAATGCGTGAAATTCTTCATCTGGTAATCCAAGTGTGTCATTTAGTAGTGCATATGCACGTTGGTGTACACCTTCTCTTGTTGCAAAAGATGAAAGCATATTACGAATTTCATTGTTCTTAAATTTTGGAATCAAAAGTTCAAAATAGTTTTCACCGACTTGAACATCAGATTGCGTAAACAAACGTAATACGTGTGTAATAAATTTTTTCTCATCATCTGAAAGCTTTGTCTTCCAGTCTTGAACATCTTCTGACAATTCAGCTTCATCTTCTACCCAATGAATTTCTTCATGTTTTTTTGTAAGCTCAACTGCCCATGGATAAAGAAATGGTTTATAAGTTTTTGATTGTTGTAATAGTGACATTTATCCCTCGCATGCGCGACATTCATCGCCTTCTTCTATATTAAGAGGTTGTTCCAAATAAGCCATAAGCTCATTATAACCTCCAACGTAATTTCCATCAACATAAATTTGCGGAACCGTTTTTGCGTCTTTACGACCAGTTACTTCTGCAGCGGTTTTACCAACCTCTACTAAATTAACATAATCAAACGGAATTCCTCGCAATTGTAATTCTTCCTTTGCCCTTGCACAATATGGGCAATCATCTTTTCCATATACAATGGTTCTATCATCACCTTGTAAAGCAACTCTTTCTACTTTATCAGAGACCGTTTCAGCTCTTTGTTTAGCTTCTGTCCGAAGATAATACAATCCTTTAAGTCCTTCTTTCCACGCTTTAAGATGGACTCTATTGACATATGATTTTTCTGCTCCAGCCGGGAAAAACAGGTTGACACTTTGTCCTTGACAAATGTACTTTTGTCTGTCTGCTGCATGTTGCACGACCCAGTTTTGATCGAGTTCGTCAGCTGTCTTAAAGATTGCCTTTTCTCCTTCGGTAAGCTCCGGTAAATGCTGAATAGAACCTTTTTTTGTAATGATTGAAGTCCATGTAGATTCATTGTTTATCCCTTTTTGAGTAAGCAACTCGTCGAGGTATTTGTTTTTGACGAGGAATGATCCTGCCCTTGTCCTATGCGTATACGCATTAGCTTTAAGCGGTTCAATACTGGGGCTAGTTGACAATATGATTCCTGACGATGCATTTGGTGCAATCGCAAGAATGTGTGCAAACCTACGCTTCGAATTCTTTCCATCTAAATATTCACCTCTTTCTAAAGCGAGTTTTTCTGATTGATTTTCTGCTCTTTCTTTAATAGTCTTAAACACAACATCGTTAATTTCTTGTGCCTTTTCTGACTCCCAAGCAACACCATGCCTGTGTAAAAGAGAGTGAAAGCCCATGGCTCCTAAGCCAATTGATCTTTCTCTTTGAGCTGAGTATTTTGCTCTGGATATAGAGTCCGGTGCATTTTCAATAAAGTATTCGAGGACGTTATCAAGCATGGTGACAATATCTTCAACAATACTGGTATCTTTCCACTCATCGTAATACTCCAGGTTAAGAGACGACAAACAACAGACAGCAGTGCGATCATTAGATGTAGGCAAATGAATTTCGTTACAAAGGTTAGATCCATGAATTTTTAACCCCAAATCTTTCAATGGCTGTGGTAAATGCTTATTGGCGGTATCAATAAAATTGAGATATGGCTCACCTGTACGAAAACGTATTTCAAGAATTCTTTCCCATAGTTTACGTGCGTCTACTTCTTCAGTAACAAGATTAGAAGCTGGATCGCGTAATGAAAAAGTTTCACCGTTTATTACGGCATTCATAAATTCATCAGTAATATTAATAGCGTTATGTAAATTTAATGCTTTACGTTGAACATCGCCTGTTGGTATTCTTAAGTTCATGAATTCAATAACGTCAGGATGACTAATATCCATATAAGCTGCATATGAACCTTTACGCGTTTTACCTTGGCGATAAGCAATCATATCAGCATCAACAGTGTGCAAAAAAGGAATAGGACCAGGTGCTTTATCTGAAACAGATCTAACATCTGACCAGTGTCCTCCTACGCCGCCTCCCATAACAGATAGCCAACGCAACTCAGATGAGTGACTGATTAATCCTTCAAGAGTGTCAGGTACGTATGTTAAAAAGCACGAAATTGGCATACCTTTGTCTGTCTTTTTCCCGTTTGGTGCATTAGACAAAACAGGAGATGCAAACATAAAATATTTCTTACTTACATAATCGTAAAGTCTTTGTGCCAATTCAACATCAAACTTTCCTTGAAAAGTGGACCAAGCTTCAGATGCTCGACCAAAGGCTTCTTGCGGCGATTTTTCATACTCACGCATATAGAAGTCTTTCAGCATTCCTATAGCGTAATCTGCAAATAAAGAATCCTGTGATTTATTAATTTTAATTTTCATGAGTGTATAGACCTTAGATCGGCTAAAACAATTTTTAGCCGGAATGTATGTTCATTTTGAATTTGATAGTAATATTATATATTAGTTTGCCGCATTTGTAAACCATTAAATGGGCGGTCACAGAAAGAAAAAATAAAAAAAAAGATGATATAAATTTTATACCATCTTTCTTTGTTTTGATTAGTAAACCTTAAAAGATTGGTGGTTCACTAGTTGTAAAATATTTTTTAATCATTTCAAGTCTATCATCAGCTTCTGCTAATTTATTTGTCTCTGTAATGATTGCTTCTACGATATCAGAGTGTTCACCAATGCCAGCCGGATTGTTTAAGTACACTTCAATATTCATTTTGTGTACCGCAATTTCGCCTTCAGCATGTTTAACTACTGCATCTAAAATTTCTTTTCTCATTTTCTACTTCTCGCCTTTTCAACTGCTCGAGATCCAAACCAGAATGAAATGATTGCAGCAAAAATTGCTTTTGTTTCCTCATCCCATAATAGTTGGATTGCTTCATCAAATGGTGTTCCCATTTCCAAAGCATTCATTAGTAAAGTAACTTCAATTGTTGCAAATAGACCAAAAAATGCATAAGTAATTACTGGTCTAACGGACTTTTGTAGTACCGATGTCCAACCGGTTGACTGCATAATCGCAGTATCATGAGCTATCAGGCGAGCATGTTCTTTATCTGCTCCCATCTTCTCATACATTTTAAGATCAAAATCTAAGCCTTGTTGCTTAAGCTCAGCCATCATTTTCATTTTATCGATTTCGTGTTTTCTGTCAGCCTTATCCTTAAAAATATCTGTAATGGCTGGTACAGTAGAGCTAGCAAAACCAAGGAGTGATCCAACTAATGATAACATTATTTTTTCCCTAAAGCTTTTTTATACATTTTTTCAACGTGATATTTACTACGTCGATCCATTTTCTTTGGCCTCATCATTGTAGGAGGCATTGCTGCAGAAGAAGTATTAGTTGCTGGAGCATCTTCTTTTTGCATATCTCTATATATCTCGTAAAATGACTTAAATTTTATCATTTAATTAATTCTCCAACAGTAACGTATATTTTTTGATTGGTACTTACATGCTTTACTTCATATATGTCAATACCAAAAATGTCACCGACCGGAAATGTATCTGGTTCTACCAAAATTTTGTCATTTGCTTTTACAACTTCTTCGCACGTAGAGTTCAAAACCTTTGTGCCTTGAATTTTATAAAGGCCTGGAGACAGCATTTTATCTGCTACAACAAACCAATAATTTTGTTCATTCAAAAAATCTAAAACTTCAATGCCAGATTTTTCGCAAATTTGAGCTAATCCATCTTCTGTCATATTTAACTGTTCTTTAATTAAATATAACATTGCTGCATATGAACCTATCCTGTTTCCAGGAATAAGTTTTTTAAGATTAAAAACTAAACGATGAAAATACGTATATGCAGATTTTTCTCTGCCATTTTCAGCCTTACGTAATTTTTTACCGTCTTTGTCAATTAATCCAAATTCAAAAGCTTTTGTTTTTTCAAATGGCGTAACTAAAAGCTTTAGAAATCTAAAGGTATAGACTAAATCACCGGCTCTTGTAAGTAAACTCATATTTCTCTCAACACCTTTACAACATATTTGTCAAGTTGTATCCCAGCAAGATCATCAGCTGTAATATATCCTAAATATATTAAAAACGGTTTAACTACTGGCCAGTGTTTTCCTTCTAATTTTAAGCCTAATATTTTTACTCCAGCCTCAATACCAAAAACATTATGAACTACAATAATGTGATTTAATATTAGTCTTTCTGCAAGATATCCGGTTTCAATATAGCGGTTAACTAATCTTTTAATATACTTAAAGCGTTTTAGATCTTCTTCAAACTCTTCGGTTGTTACACCAGCTTTATTATAATAATTTTGAGCTGCAAATAGCAGCAGATTTTTTTCAGTAAGTTCAAATGACATGATATACTCTATAAGTGAATAACCAATTATATATTAGTTATACATGTCAACAACTTCTTGAACTTCCTTAATTTCGTCAATCAAAACTTCTTTAGCTTTACGTCTGTCAAGCTCAATTCCCATAGTGCGCCCTAAAGCTTCCAGCTCTACTTTAGTCATTGTTTCAAGTGGCTTTTCAGCAGTTGGTGCTTCATTTAGCATTTGCATTTTAGGCGCTGGTTGAACTTGTTCTACAACGCGTTTTACAGGAGCTGGTTCTCCGTGCCAAGCTTGAACGTCAGTTTCTGATATTTTTTGAGACTTTAACAGTTCTCCAGTTTTTGGATTAACCCAACCTCTTGTGGTTGGAACTGCGCCTTTAGGTCCTCTCATTATTTTTCTCCCTTTGAATTATCATTAGGGCGTTTCTTTGCATTAGGCCCTTTTTTTCCTGCTGCAACTGCATCCTTATGACCTTTTTCTTCGGTGTCATCAACCTTTTTTGGCTGATTTAACATGGCCATTGCACCTTTTGAAGATTTTGACTTATCCATCATACCTTCTGGCGGAGTAGCATTTTTTGTATGACTTTTGTCATCAGTCAAAAACTTTGCTTTGAAGTCAGCATATGTTAATGCTTCTTTTCTTGCTTTTGCTGTTGCAACAGCACTTTTAGCCTTTTTAAGAGCTCCTACAGCATCTTTTTTACGATTAATGTCGTCTGCCTTTTTCTTCATTTTTGCTGCTTTGTTTTGAGCAGCATCTGCTCTACCAGCAGTAGAAAGTCTAAAATTGCCTTGTTTATTGATAACAGTCTTTTTAGCTAATTTACCAATACCTCTTGCAATTTTTCCAACAATTTCGTTCATTTCATCTTCATTCATGTCTACAGGATATTTTTTACCTGCAAATACGAAATCTTTTTTGCCGTCTTTTTTAGCCATTTTGGCCGCATGAATGAACTGAGATTTATCATCATCAATCACTTTTTTCTCATCGATATCTTCTTTTGTAAGCTTATTTGTAGCTTTTTCAATGCCTTTTTGTCTTTTCACTGATTTCATATAGCTTTTGCCAGATGACTTTCTTTGATCTTTATTAATTGAATTTGCATCCATTGCAGATCTATATGCCTTTGATGCAGAATCTTGTGATGCTTTTTTAACGTATGAGCCTAATGTCTTTTTTGACAACTCTTGAACGTTTTCTTCATTCTTCTCATCTTTATCTGCATCTTCAGCTTTAACCCAATTTTTACCTTTTGGATCTTTGCTTTCATATGAGCAGCTTTCGCTTTTTGGCTCACCAAATTTATCACCGCATGACTTACAAACCATACCTTTCATAGAATCATCTTCATCCATGGATTTTGAAATGGCTTTACGACGCTTGTGTAAGTACTTGTCTGTACTATCCACGTCATTGTCATTATCAAGATCTTTATCTTGACGATCGTCAAAATCTTTTTTGGCAGCTTTAGGATTTACCGGATCTAATTTTGCTTTTTCCTGGACTGAGTCTTCTCTGACTTGTTGAAGAGCCAAGCCCATACGTTTAATATCTTCGAGTTTCATCACTCTCTCCCTTAGTTACATCCACATATGGGCTACATATGTGCCAATTGCTGCAACCACTGCAGCATATACAATCTTATTTATAAGAGAAACTGTCCGATGATTTTCATCAACTTTTCTCTCAATACCATCAAGTTTTACCGATAAGCGGTTTATTCTTTCATACATTTTTTCGTGATCGTCTTGCAAGCTAGTAATCTTTTCTTCTGCTCGAGCCATAGCTACCATCGCGTCAGTGAGTTTGTCCAACTTTTCTTCTATTCGATCAAGCCTTTGTGAATTTGTGTCAGCCATAGCTCATATTCCTTTAATTGTTGACTGGCGCGTTTGCGCGCCACTGATAACACGACCAATATTTAGCTTTCCACTTAGGACCTGGGTTATCGCACCCATGTCTTGCGCGGAAATTTTTACGTCTTTCAGGATCATCGCGTTTAATGCTCATATTTGGATCACCAAAACGTACTACAACAACGTTTCCCTTTGGTCCTCTAACATACACCTTGAATTTTTTATTAGGATTTTCAGATGTACGAATAGGATCATTTAGCTTTACTTTTTTTCCTTGATACTCAGCAGCTTCAACGATATGATCAAAAGGATCTGCGCCTTCACATTGGCCACAACATGCTGGAGTGCCGCAATTAGGATGTTCAAAAAAGTTCTTAAATTTTTTCATATTACCCGCCAAACTCGTGTCCTGCAACTCTTTTCATTTGTTTATTAAATTCTGCCTGATCAGGCTTACTCTTATACAACTTAATAGAAATTTCAGGTCTTTCTTTACCTTTAATTCTCCAGTTATATCCTTTTTTCTTATGCTCAGGATCAGTAGTTTTTACTACGCGCCTTTTATATCCAGCTTCCCAAGTCTCTGATTTTTTTTCTTCTACGCCTGCACGTAATGATCTAACTTTTTTACGAGGCATTCTTTTTGTATCAGGACGATCCATCATGCCCTTAACATCCTTACCAGGATCATCCTTACCGTGATATCCAGCTGCTTTACCTGGAGCAACCTTTTTAATTTTACCGCCACGCTTTTTGAATGCAGCCATTGCTTTTGCTAAGTCTGCAGATTGACGAGCTTTGTTTTCTTCAACACCTTCGCCTCTAGCGCTATCAAAATCTTTTTTAGTAGGTGCGCCTTTTGAGCCAGGTTTTCTCATAGGCCTACCTTCTTTACGCTTTTTATGAATATTAGCCCAAAGGCCGTTTTCTGAAATAAAACCACTAAAAGATAACATTAGCCTTTTACCTTTGCTGCTAAATCTTTATCTGCTTTACCCCATGTGCCTGAGGATTTAGTTACAAACGAGTTAACGCGTGCCATTCCCCACTGTTGAGGAGTTGTTCCTGGTCGGTGGCCTGTGCGCCATGCAGCAACACCGCGATTATATACTTTACGAAGAATACTAAGAGGCATTCCAGACTTTTCAGCCTTTTTCTTTAAGCCCGCAGTAGCATCTTCCATCATTTCTGCGTGTTTTTTGAATTTCATAGCCTGTTCTTTTATCTTGGTCACTTTTACTTTCGGACCAAACGATTTACCAACAGACTTACTGTTACCCTGCTTCCGTGCAGCTTTTCGGATCGCTTCTTTTTCAGTTCTAGCAGTCACTGTTTCAATGCCGCCATCGATTTCTACTTTATATGTTGCCATTAGTCGTCTCCAAACATCTGCTTGAATCTTTTAGTGTGTTTACTAGGTTTAGTTTTTGCGGTGGCATCGCCAGGTGCTTTTTTATAGGCGGCCGGATTATCATCATCCATTTTAGCGCCTTTTTTGAAATGAGCGTCTCTCGCCTTCTTCGTCGACACAGACTTTATACCACTATGGTAAGCTTTAGGCTGTGTGCCATCACGATCCTTGATATCTGGATCCTGCGGAGAATCTTTCTTTCTCTCTTTTTCCTTTTCTACCTTTTCAACAGCATCTATCCAGACTCTATAAGTTTCCTGCTTAGATTCAACAATAAGGTAGTTTGCACCAAGGTGTTTAATTTTTCCAACTACGCCGGTTTCTTTAATTACAACGTGCTCATTTACTTCAAATAAATTTCCACTAACGTATTGTTCACGTTTTTCTGAGACAGTTTCAAGTTGAATATGGTTTTCATATACGACCTGTTCTTTTAGTCCAATGCCTTTACGTACAGCGTTATAAACTGCTTTAGTGTCTGCATTAGAAAGCTTCTTTGGCATAAATTGCGCAAATTTAGTAAAGTCCCCATCCTTTGCGTATCCACGTAATTTAGTACCGGATACACCTTCAACGCCTTTAGCTTCTGGATCTCTTTTTCCAGCATTCAATATTGTAATTTTTTCAAAGTTATAAAATCCGTGGCGAGCTTTTTTTCCGTTGTACTTATTAAGAGTAACTTCATACTCTCTTACTCGATCAGCGCCGGCTATGACCACAACGCGTCTAAAGCCTTCATCGTAAAATGAAGTCATAGCGTCAAATAATGTCTTTAGCTTTTTGTTAAGCATAATTTGGCGAGCGTATTGAGGAAACCCTTTACGTGCAAATTTTACTTTTTGAACAAATGGAATTGGATTTTTGTTTTTATCTTCTGTTTGAGTTAGATAAATTCTAAGAGGATTATTTCCGGCTTTTGCTTTTGCAAAGTCAAGCAATTTTTCGTGGCCGGCTGTGGGCGGGTTCATACGTCCCCACACTACGTATAAGGTTTTTTCTTCTTCAACTAAATATTGCTTAAAACCTGCAATCATGTTCTGCGATCCGCTCTTCTCTTTGGTGCCATTTGCTTTCTAGCAGATGTGTTTATTCTGCGCTTAAAGGTCAGGCCACTTAATCGTCTCTCAAGTCCTTTTTTACGAGCGACTGATAATTGGCTACGACTTTTTCCGCCTGATAATTTTTTATAGAGATCTGAACGAGCTTGTCTACGAGCACGATTTTTAATTCGATTGGAATCAGCTCTTCTACGCGATTGCTTTTTACGAGCTCTTGCTAGCTTAAATCGATTGCGTTTCATAGACCTAGCGAGTGCACGCCTACCTTGTATAGATAAGCCTTTTTCGATAAGTTCTTCTTCCGATAGGTCAACGACCTTTAGATAAGTAGCAAAATTAAGCATTAGCGCCCCGGTTTATCCCATCCTTTTAATATATCAGGCGAAAAGTTGTTGTACGAGAATTCCATTCTGTCAACAATCTTTACCGCATCACCACCAAGTTTATCAATAGCCACATAGCCTTCTGCGCCGGTGACTTTGAATCCATTACGTGTTTTTACAAAGGTGTCTATTTTGTGGACCCTTTGTAGTATATTTATAAGTTTTAGTTTTGCAAGAACGATCAATCTTTGCAATTCGAACATTTGTTCTAAATTCTTTTTGTTTTGAGAAGAAAAAAACGATAAGAGCGCATCTGCTTTAGCTTTTTGTCCAGCTTTACCAGCAGGAGTTTTTCTTTTGTCAGCTTCTTTCTTATACTTATCATCAATAAATTTGATTAAAGCAGCAACTCTTTTTCTTGGATCCGGTGGCACTTGTCCTTTACGTACATAGCTATTACCATGTGTTTCAATGTGCTGAGCTAAATCTTGATTAGCCTCAAGTTGTCGTAAAGTTGTGCCAGATATTTTATTAAAAATTTTACCGGCCTGAGATAATAATGACGTCACTTCTTTAGTGTCTGATTTTGACATGGTTGCTCTGCTTAAATCTCTAAGCATTGCATCTTGTGACCATACGTCTTTACTAGATTTTAATTTTGAAACGTCTACTCCATAAGAAGCTTTCATAGATTCAAATGTTTTGCCCGTATATGTGGTGTGCCAGACGATTCCAATTTTTGCTGTCTTAATTTGTTTGGCCATAGGCGTGCCAGCCGGTACCGCATACACGATCGTATTAGGATGAAAAGTAACATAGGATTTCCCTTTTATTTTTTTCGTCTTAACATCACCCGGTCCATACAAAAAATCACCTTGTATTACGCCTTTAATTCCTAGCGAAGGTAAAAGCTTTAGAGCAAGCTTAAGCTTTGCATTAAGATCACCGCTTGTATCGTCATCAACGTCAGAATCAGACTTGTACACTTTGGGATTTTTATTGAAAATACCTTTTTTGGCGACAAAGAATCGTCCATCACGAGGATCAATGCCAGCAAAGAGAGCAGGAGCACCGTCCCACTTAGTAGAAATTTTTCCATCATGTTCTCCTCCTAGCATATCTCTTAATGAGCGTAAAGCTAGGATAGCTTCTCGAGTACCTTTAACACCGCCATAAAGAACTTTGTCCTCAATATGAGTCATATGAGTATTTTTTTGTTCTGTAATAAACTCAGCAAAATTCATTAGACTACCTTTGGTTTTGTATATTTGAAGTCACACATCATACGAGTAGGATAACCATCAGTACCTTGAGTGTCTCTGATGTTAAGAGTAAATATGTATGTTGAAGATTTCATAACCATGTTTACTCTTTTAGCTCTACCGCCTTTACCGCCATACTCAACAACAATGCTGCCAACTTTAGCTGCTTTTCTCATTTCGACTTTATCCATTTTTTTAGATAAAATGCCACCAGTTAGCTTATGAATTATGTGATATCCATATCCAATGCCAGACTGTAAAAGATTTTGCAAACCAGCTTTATCATATTTTGTCACGGTTTCTTTTCCAGCAACAGAATAATCACCATTGAAAATAGCACAAAATCTTTCAGGATCTATACCAAATAGATTAAGAAGTTTTAATCCATCTTTATTTGTAATAGTTCCAGATTGAATTTCTTTTTTTGTTAATATTTTTTTGATACCTACATTGAAAAACGTTGTAGTACCACCAAGCTTTAAGCTTAAATAAACAGGCGGTCCATCGTGTTCTAATGTAATATCTGTTACACTTTTACCTACGTCAAAGCCTGACCCCTTTGGATTTTGTAATTGAATTTTTGATCCAAAGACTATTGGTCTACGAGTATTTTCTCCACCTAAAACTTTAGCATCAAACGTTCTGCTTTTTGCAAGATTATATGTTTTGTTTAAGTCTTCAATTGCTCTAAGAAGTTTAGCGTCATCGACAGGTCTACCGGCATACCAATTTTCAATAGCATTTGCAAATTGAGTTTCAAATGCATTTCCTCTATTATTAGCACCGCGGTTACCTGAAGAACCATTACCAAATTTTAAGTTAAAGGTAGTTATCCCTAAACTTTTTTTAATGTCCTTTAAGTCTATATCACCCTGTAAAGCTCTTGTAACATTAACCATTGACTTTTTCGAAACGTCAATGTTGATAGGCGTATCAGCTTTTCTAGCTAACCTCTGATGCAGTAACACTAGATCTTTGACTGCCTTTTCGCCCCAGGTATCTGTAAGCTTTGGAGCAATCTCAGACGATGTTTTTGGAAAAAAATCGTATGCCATAAAAATATCTCCTTGCTTCTATTTATATAAAAAACAAGGGGAGCCTTGTGCCCCCCTCATTCCTCAGAAATCGTGCAATAATGGAAAAGGAATCACGATTTCCGATAAATGTAGACGTCTGCACAGGATGCATTACGAATTCCGCCTACAATATTTCCAAATTGATCGTAGGATACTTTACCTACAGAGCCTGGCACATGCCAAACCGGATCAACTTTCATTTTCTTATAAGGTTTACGTCCTCTTAAACAAACGCGCCATTGATAACTTGAGCCACGCTCTCTATTAAACCTATTAAAAGTACGAACCATATTTTTTACAAGTTGGAGTTCTTTCATATCTTCATCGTTAGAAAAATTAAACGTACCGATGAATGAATTTGAATATCTATTGTTATTAACTTGAATACCCATGATATATCTCCTTAAGCAGCCGTTGCGTATTCAACGGCTTTTTCTGCTGCTTTGATTTTACGTAGCTGGTTTCCACCAAACCACTGTGAGTGCAACCGATTTTCAGCATTACGGCCTTGCACGTGATCAGTAATAAATGTTACTGAATTAAATGCTTGCCACCAAGTACCTTCACCGTACTCAGAACCAGGTTGAGTTTCTAAAACATCAAACGCTTGCTTAGCAGAGCGTGAGATCGTGTCAATGTTGATTGACTCTACAGTACCTGAAGTACGTGGGAAAACCTCGTTAAGATACTGAATATAGGCCTCACCAGTCATGCGCTTTGACGCCAAGAACTCAGCCATCTCCTTGTATTTTGCAAACTTTTCGTGTGCAATACCTAAGGTTTGCTTAACCATCTCAGCATCAAATGCTGTCCGGTGACCGACTTTTACAGATCGATCAGACTTTGACTCGAGAGACATAGTCAAAGTATTATTACAAACCACTCTGATAGGAGTAAAGCGAATGTCAATTGACTTGCCATACTGGTGAGGGTTAGAGAAAAGAAGATATGAGTCAATTTGATCTTCACCAAAAAGATCAAATGATTCTTTGACTTTAGCCAAAGCCCATACCATTTGTCCACCTTTTAGTGAACCTGCGGTATGCATTTCCATATCACCTGAAAGACAATATTCAGAAAAGAAGTTAAATGCTTCATCGTTCTGAACTGGATTCCAGTTTTCTCCAACGTTCGTTAAGACGCGACCGTCTGTTTCGCGTACCAGTGCTTTTTGACCGGTAGAAACTTTTTTGCCTGAGAACTCGACGAATGATTCACATTCTACGACATTCCAATCAAGGCCAGCTTTTTGCTGCATTTGCTGAGGAGTAAGATCATTTGATACAGGAACTCCAAGACCGTGCCACGGAACTTGACCTGCATACGCCATTGTTTCAACTTGATGTGCCATAATATAATGTCTCCTTAAGACCATGTTGTGGAAAGCTTTGCAGTGACTCTTAATCTTAGCCTTTCGGCTCCAGTAAACTTTTCCTTTTCCATTTTATAGATCTATTATACCATAGATCTTTTCAATTGTAAACCTTTTTTTTCAAAAAAATTCACTTTTTTTCACTTTTTTTTACCAACGGCCACCTTGGATTTTGTACTCTAAATTAGAGTACAATTTTTCAGAAGCTTCTTTGAATTCAATAGCCTTTTCCACAGCTTCTTTTACGCCAAGTTTAGTGATAGAAAATGACATTTCCATGCCGAACTCTTTGTCCATTGTCTTGTGACGATTCATCACCATGATCCAATCTTGTTCCATTATCATCTCCTTATAGACTTTCTCTGAGTTTTTCAAACTTACGAATTTGTCTTTCGTAAAAATTATTCATAGCAAGCTTCAATTCAAAATACCAATCATCCTTTGAGCCATCAAAGGTAGACACACCATTGTCGGTTTTAGTTAATTGCAGTTGACCAAGCCCAAGGTTTTGAATAGTAAGATGCTCCCATGAAATAGACTGAATTGGTCTATAATCTACGTTAACAATTTGCGCAGTCATGCCATCAACTGGATTTACAACATAGTCAATAAACAAATACGCTATTTCAGTATCTTTGTTTTTCATCAAACGATCTACAGAAATTAAATTTGGCATACTAAATTCACGACCAATGTCACGAGTTTTTACATCAATTAGTACACCATTAAGTTCAACATCTTCAATAGTTCTTACTGACTTTGGTTTTTTTCCACCTTTTGCTACAAGCTGTTCAACAATATCGTTTTCAATGATATCAGCAATTGCTCGCTGGCCGGAACCAGTTGGCACGCTGTACATCTTGTATTCAATGTCTAGCATTACGCCACCTCTAACAAAGATGGCGATACATTCCACATGCCGTTCTGACCGGCATTTACTACAATGTTTTTACGATTAATCTTTGCAATGGTTCCAGACATTGGACCACGCTTACCGAACCACTGAACTTGTTGACCAACTACAAAGTTAGACTTAAGAGAACGTTCTTTCATTCTGCGAGTTGTGTTAAACATTTCAGCAATTTTTTGAAAGTCTTTCATATCTGCCTGAGCAAAAAGAACTTGAATTTCAGAGATTTGAGCTGTAGTTAAAGACATGATATTTCCTTTTCCTTTTCCATTTTATAGATCTATTCTACCACAGATCTTTTCAATTGTAAACCTTTTTTTTCAAAAAAATGCACTTTTTTTGATTAAAATTCTCCAACTGTTCCATTCTTAGAGTAATACTCTCTGCACAATCTTTCGTAGATTTCATTACACATGTTAATACGATTTTTACCTCGCATCTTTAACATCTTATTAGTAACATAGTCTTTTTTGATTACATCATGTAAAGCAACTGTTGCCTTTACATATCCACGGTTCTGCCAGAAAGTACTCAAAAGCTCATCCTGTTTTGCAAAGATTTCCTTTGCGCCTGGAATATCAATATTTCTCATTTCATTTTTCCTTTTCCATTTTATAGTACTATTATACCACAATGCTTCTCATTTGTAAACCCCTAAAGTGAAAAAAAATGCACCATAAAGGTGCATCTTATTTTATCCAGCGCCAGGTAAGCCTAGGAAAAATGAATCTATCAAATGGTATGCCATGTTGTTCGCATACGCGCCTTTGTATTTTTTCATCTTCTTCTGACATATAAAACGTATCAGTGTATGAGGTTTCTACTTCACCGACAAGTTTAAGTCCTGCGAATTCACCAAGCTCTTTTATGTAACTAGGAGTCCAATGTTTTTTTGGAGCAACATGACAAACAATAGTGCCAAAAGGATGAAGCATATAGTGCATAAGACTAACCATTGCTTCTTCCCACTCTTCATCTCCATATTGCAATGGACCAAAATTCAAAATCCAATCTGCAGAATCCGGAGCAAAGATTCGATATAGCATATCAATTTCTGTAACTAAATCTACATCTGGATGATCTACTACATCAACGCCAATAAGATTAGGAATTAATCCTTTGAAAGGATTTCCTCCACAACCTAAATCTAAAACTAAGCTAGGCTTAGACTTTTCTATTTCGTTTGCTAATAGTTTTCCACTTTTTTGTCGATAAAGAGCAAGATTTCTCTTTTCAAGTTCTTGTGGAGATGAATATCTTTTTATGACAGCTTCTATTTGAGCGTCGTATTTGTCGGCTTTTTCCACCACCAATTAAACCTCGGTCTTACTCCAGTTCCAATTTCTTTACTATGTCTTGGATCGTTTAATCTTCTAAATTTTTCATTTAAGCACTTAACATGAATATCATGAAACACTTCTTGCATTTCTGTAGGATCAATCATATCTCCATTATCTTGATTACGATCTAGCCAACGATTCCATTCATCAACTGTTGTAGTTTTTTCATCATATCTACCAATATAAGAATTAAGCTGTGGCCATGTCAGTTGCATTAAATCAGTCCACTCTGTAATAATATCCTGTTTCATTGCAGGAACAGACAAATTATGCTCTTGTAATTCTAAATTGCAAAGATCACTAAATTCTTTAATTTTATCACGAGTCCAAGGGAAGTGAATTATACCCCTACGATTAAAGTGCGATGAATCAGAAATACGACCAGGGCGCGCATGCGCGCATATTAATCCGCCTGGACGCAAAACTCTAGAACATTCAAATAACAACTCAAGCACTTCATCTTCTGTACCAAAATTAAATGGACCAACGGATCTAATTCCGTCAATTGATTCGCTTTTAAGACTTTTGAGATATTCTAAGCAATCCATCACAATATCAGCTCGGCCATTCCACGGAAGAAGATCAATGCCTATAAGATTGTTAATATGTCCTTTGAAAATATTATTGCCGCAGCCTAAATCTAAAACAACATTACAATTCTTTTCATTAAAAACAGGTACGCATGGATAACCTGATCCAGTCTTAGCAAAACTCGTTACTCTAATAATTTCTGACCAATCTGTTTGAAAGTGGTCTTTTAATCTGTCAATTCTCCAATCTCTTTCAGATTCGGCAACCATTTCAGGATCATATTTTACAGCTTCAATATTTTCCTTTTTCTTGTCATATTTAATTTCTTGCCGCTTAGTTAATTCAATAGGCTTTCCTGATTCAAAAACAGTCTTATCCCTTGTACTTACTCCGCTTTGTCTGTCTTCCATATCCAAAAAATCCTCTCTCTTGTTTTATTATTTTCCACCGGATCTCTTAAATACATTCTTTCGGTTAGAATTGTCGTGTCTGTGTAATCTATGACAGGTGGCAAATAATATTCTAATCCGTGTTCTTTACCAAACGCAGAACATGTTTCAAAAGACCAAGGATACAACTCAGCTCCGGCTTTATATCCATCATGAGGTTTACATAAACATGCAATTTTACCTCCAGGTTTAACTAAAGCTTTCATCTGTTCTATCATTTTATGAATTGTTTCAGTGTTGTGGTGATGAAGAACACCTATGCATAACACCCAATCAAAAGTGCTATGCTTAAAAATATCATATGCACCTTGTAAATCTATATTGAGATCAGGATTTCCCCAAGTACCAGGCTCAACACCTATCACATTTTTTAATCTGTCCTTAAAAGGATTTTTTCCGCATCCTATATCTAAAACAAAAACATCCGGTCCATCTTTCTTAATTTCATTAAGAAGATATTCACCGGTGTATTTTCTTGTTTCATATGTAAATTGACTAATGTATTCATCATATCCTACATCTTTTCTAGTGTAGGTTGCTTTCCAATCAGAATCTCTTTCTCTTTCAGGCTTTTCCCACCAATCAGATAATGTATGATTTCCTGTAATGTCAGTCTTCATATATATTCTCAGTCATCATTTCATAAAAAGGTTGCATATCAATTTCTTTGATAATAGTCATTTTTTTCACGTTAAATTTACCAGTGCCTTCATTTTCAATAATATCTTTAACGAGAAACTGTGCTTGAAATAATCTATAGTCATTATAAGCACCGCATGAAACCCATTCTCTCAAAACCCATGCCATATTAGCTACTGCCATTCCGGTATTGCTAGCCGGATCTAAAGGTACAAACACTCCATTTTGATCTTCAGCATCAAATGTTTTACCTACTTCATAAGTTATCTTTGGATGATAAATTCCTCGACCATCTGCTGCTGTTAATTTATATGCAGTAACTACTGCATCAGGATCTAAAAACTCATATTGCATTGCTTCATCATGGAAAAATCTTGGAGCATTTGACCACGAAAAGTTTGCATTACGAGTATTCATACCTCTCATTTTATTTAACTTAAATTCACCATACATAAAGTCTGCGCCTCTAGCATTCACTTTACGCATATCATTATATTCCCAAACAGACCTTGGCGCATCAAGCTTTTCAATATTTGTTCCAACCATATTGCAGGAGTAAAACACTATTTCAGGAGCAAATGAATATCTAACAGCGCCTTCTCTTAAATTGCATTTGTGAAATTCTGCACCATCTAATTGGCATCTTTCAAAAAGAGCAGATCTAAGACCACACTGTCTAAAAATAGCACCTCTTAAGTCTGAACCACTAAAGTCGCATTCATCTAAAACAAGCTTTTCAAAAACTTTATTACGAAAATCTTGATTTGTAAAATCACATGCTCGAAATTTGATTTTACCGTCGCCGGATTTACGATCATGCTGAGTGTTAGTTAAGTTATCAACATTTAATAATTCGTTTAATTCAGAAATATATTTTATTTTTCCGGCGACGGTTTTAATCATTTTAATTTCCTAGAATGAGTATGTTACTTCAATTTTAACATTATCCTGAGCGCGGTCATGGTCTCCATCCCAACGTCTTTGGAACGATGGAACAACCTTAATGGACGATTCGCCTTCGGTCAACTTTAGAGCATCATAGCTAACTTTTACTTCGTTGTATTTTGTGGTGCTGTTAGTTGAATCTTGCATATGCTTCGCGCTTAATGTAAAATCTTGAACCTTTTGCTTTGCAAATACGTAATTATAAGTAGTCTGTGTTCCACTTGGATATTTAGTCTCAACATCAACACCCATTCCAATGTCTGTTGCCATCGCTGATGTTGAAATCATTGTTGCAGCTACTGCTGCGAAAATAGTCTTCTTCATTAAAGTAGTCCTTAACTGTATGTAGTTAGTGATTTATCTCGCCAAATTCCATAAATGACAATTCCTATTGCGAGAATTAAACAGGATGTCATAATCGGATGCATACCCCATATTGCGTTTTGAATGTAATTACCATCCCAGAAATATAGAGACTGCATTTGATACAACCCGGCTTCTAATCTTTCGGCGAGAAAAAATGCAATTAAAAACGCCGGTCGACTAAACTCGTATTTTCTCATGTACCAGCCTAAAACACTAAAGACTGTAAGCATGATTAAATCTTCGTACACCGTAGTATAGTATCTAGCGGCTAGCACAGACCAAATAGTCAGTGCAGCCATAACAGGTACCCAATAAATTGGTTTAATATAAACCACCTTAGATACCTGACGGGCAAATACAAGAAGTACTATTCCAGAAACAATAGTGCCTATCATATATCCCCAATACAAGTGATCAACAAACATAGTGTCTTCAATCACTTGCATAGATCCCATTTCAAAGCCTACGTATAAAAACAAAGCCATGATAATAGCAACACCACGATTGCCCGGGATTCCAAATAAAAAGGCTGGAAGTAGCGCACCGGCTTTACCGGAATTATTAGCGCCTTCGCTTCCTATTACACCTTTAATGTTTCCTTTGCCAAAAGGAACTTTTTCTTTTCTGCATACTGCTGTTGTTGCGGTGTATGCAGACCAGTCGCCGATTCCGCCGCCTGTTCCTGGTAGTACTCCAACAATAAATCCAATCAATGAACCTTGAAAAGCAATGTACCAATTTTTGAATGTATCTATAATCCCATCCCAAGTTTGTTTTGCGTGTTCCTTTTTATTAATATGTTCATATTCATTCTTTTTAGTAAGAACATAAATCATTTCAGGAATAGCAAACAAACCGGCGGTGACAATAACAATTGACACACCATCAACCAAATATTCCCAGCCGCCGGTCCATCTTGGAGTAGAATAGATGTCATAGCCTATTAAGCCTACAAATACTCCTAGCCCTAAAGCAATTAAACAACGTATAGTGTGCTTAGTTGTAATTAACGTAATCAAAGAAAACGAAAGAATAATCATTCCAAAAATTTCTGGTATTCCGACGTAATCACTAATTAACTCGTACATTGGAAATAGAGCAAAGCCTATGACACCAAAAAGCAATCCGCCTAACGTGGACGTTGTGATTGCCGCTGACAATGCGTAGCTAGCTTTACCCTGTTTTGCAAGAGGAAATCCATCAACCATTGTCGCTGCAGTTCCATCAGCACCAGGAATGCCAATAAGAACTGAAGCAAATGAGTCTCCGATTGAACATGACACCAGAACCGCCACAGCAAATAGCACAAAAAGATACTCGGCTCCTGGAGTATCAAATAATTGTGCTAATCCAAAAAGCATGATAAGTGCTTTAGCTGGACCAGCTGACGGGATAAGTCCTACTATAGAACCATATAACACGCCGATTGTGATGATAATCCCCCACTGCATAAACAGTGGGAGA